CTATTCGACCTTGGCCGCCAAGGGCAGCGGATACCTGGCCTTGATCTCCTCGACCTTGGCGATCCAGGCGCTGTAGTCCGGTTCCACGCCGGCCTTGATAGCGTCGAACTCGGCCTCGGTCTTGAGCGGGTCACTTTCCAGGCGGTAGGCATTTGCCCGCGCCGCGGTTGCGGCATCGTACTCAGCCTGCCTGCGCTCTTGCGCCTGCTGTTCGGCGGTCTTGACCTTGCTCCAATCGATCATCGCGGTAACTCCACCGGGCCATCGGCCTCGATCAGCAACGGCTCAGGGAAACGAGCGGCGGCACTGGAATCACCAGACAGCGGGAACCGCAGGCTCAGTTCCAGCCGGTCGGCACGTCGCACTGCGGGACCAGCGAACCACTCTGATCCAATCGCCTCAGCCGGCAGTTCACCACCCTCCGGTAGCGGTGTGAAGTCGAACGACTGGCCGTTCACAGTGAGCACATCGCCAATCCTGACCAGCGACAGGTGCTCGGCGCTTCCGGGCAGCGGATAGTACGGTGACAATGTGATGATCATCAGAACCACCTTCCTATTCTAAGCTTATTACCGTCAACGCTTGTCACTGCCCCTATAAACGCTGCGGGGTCGGCGGTGATTGCCCTGTTGCTGTTTGTGCAAATCTGCGTCCCGTCTGCAAACCGCACGTACTCCCCATTAGCATTACTACCGCGCTCGATGATCGCGCCCGTAGGCGCGCCGCCGGACTGGGAGACGGTGCCGAGGATGTTGCCGGTGTGGAAGAGTTCTTTCCAGGGTCCCCACTGCTCGGCAGCAGGGCGACCAGAGTTGTAACCTCTGATAAACGCTCTTGCATTTAGGCTATGATCTATAGCGAATTGGGACGCCCGTGCTCCTCTGGTGCGGCCACCAGACCATAGGATTAATTCACCTGTAGGTGCGTTCGACGAACCTACATGTGCTGTTATTCCTCCGTAACGCACTTCGTTAAGATCACCTACTGCGCCACTCGCGCTATCTGTACCGATGCCATTAGTGGCTAGTACGTTTTTTACGTACCCAGTAGTCGCAATCGAGGTGTCGTTGTCCGTAGCATCCGGTGTAGGGGCCGTGGGGTTACCCGTCAGTGCAGGCGATGCCAGAGGAGCCGCCCCTAGATCAGTGCGCGCAGCTGCCGGCGTCGGTGCCGTTGCCCACGGCTGAATGCCGGCCAGCGTCACTCCCCACTGGTTGGCGATCAGGTTGAATCGATCCGACAGGTCTTTGTCGTAGCCCAGCATCGGCGCGACTCTATATGCCTTGCCAGATCCAGCAGAACCAGCATACGGCGGCTGGAACGTCAGTTGAGTATTGCTGCTGACGCCGGTCACCTCATGCAGTGCGGTACTGCCCGCAATTGTGATTCCGTCGCCGATACGGACGTTTCCGATAAACTGGGTTCCAGTTCCAGTCGCAACTGTGCCGTTCGCGGCAACTTGAATAGTGCCATCGCTATACCAAGACATTATGTTTCCTCTTTGAACTAGCGCATTGCAGCATTAACAATTAAATTCACGTAATCACATGTTGCTGCGTTTTCCTCCGTACGCAGATAAAGCCTAAATATGTAAGTTCCGGCAGGAATACTCACACCATGCGTGAATGATCCCGCAGCACTAGTGTTTTGCAGTGTTCTACCAACCATCCTATCGAACATTACAATCTCAGAACCTCCGGTGGCCTGATATGTTGCCCTAGCAAAAACCCTCCCCGCATAAAAAACATTACCCAGCGATAGCAGGGCATTGCCGGCGCACAACGCAGTTACGCCATCCACATAAGAAACAGGGATTGATTGTATTACCATGGCATAATATCCAACTGGCACCGTTATAGGTGTAGAGCGCTCGGTGTATGATGGAACAGTTATAGAATTGCCTGCTATTTTTAAAGTTGTAACTTGAGCATCAGCAATTTTTGCCGAAGTAATGGAAGCCTCGGCAATTTTGGCACTTGTAATGGCGGCGTCTTCGATCTTTGCGGAGGTAATTTGCGCATTACCGATCTTGGCTGCTGTAATGGCGGCGTTATCTATCATGGCCGTGACGATCGATCCGTCCTGAATCATCGCGTTGTTGATGAACATCTGTCCGCCGACGATCGAGACCGGCGCCACGGTCTGCCCGCTGGAACTGTTGAACCAGAGGAACCGATCAGCCTGGAACGCCATGGTCGTCACGCTCGTACCGCTGTCGAAGCCCAGTTGCCAGCCAGCGGCGTACTTCTGCCCGTTGGCATGCGCCTGGAGCTTCACGCTGTAGAGCGCCTTGACGTTGCCATCCAGAGAGGTAACCGCTTGAGAGGTGGTCTGGATGTTCGCCTCGTTGGTATCGGTGCGCGCGCTGACGGTATCCACCCGCCGCCCCAGGGCGCTGTCCGCGTTGGCACGGACGGTCTGTTCGGTGCTGATCGCCGAGGCATTGCTCGCGACCTGGCCGGATAGCTGATCCAGGCGTTGGACGGTTACGGCATTGTTCGATGCAACGACCGACTCGACGGTGGCGATCCTGCCCTCCGCCGTCACAGTCCGCGCTTCAAGCAAGCTCGTCCGCTTCGCCTGCGCTTCGTCCTCGTTCGCCCGCACGGTGACTTCGGTGGCGGCTCGAGCAATGGTGTCCCAGCCCTTCAGCGCATCGGCCTTCTCTCCGGTCGCCGGCTCCCGGCGGGCGGCAGCCTGCAGAACATCCAGGCTCGAAGCCGCCGCTTCGACCTTACCGTCGAGCTCGGTGATATCCGCGGTGTTGGTGGCCACCTGCTGGGCCAGGCCGTTGGCCGTCTCGATCGACTGTCCGATGTCGGCCCAGTAGGACGCGTTCGGCGGCGAGGCGTTGAGCGGCACCGCCTGCTTCGCTTGATACAGCCGGCTGCCAACACGCACGATATCGTTCTTCGCGTAGGTCTTCGTCGGATCGTAGGCCAGCACATCGGTCAGATTGTCGATCTGGTCCTGCAAGCCAGTGATATCGACCTGCAAGCCACTGATATCGACCTGCAAGCCACTGATATCGACCTGCATCTGATCGATTTCGGCGAAGAACTGTTCGCCCAGCGCGGACTCGACGTACTCCTTGGTGATCAGTTCGTTGTACTCGCTCTCATCCGTCGAGCTGATACCGTCGACCCAGGCCGACCAGGGGCCGACGTTGCCGGTCCGGTCGATCAGCCGCCCGCGGAAGGCCAGGCGAGCGCCGGCCGCCAGCGAGGTCAGCGTGTGGGTATCGGTCGGGTATGCAAACAAGCCCAGGGCAGTTGCGTTCTGTTCGCTGCCGCCCGGGGTAACCGACTGTTGGATCTCGGTGTAGGCGGTGTCCGCCGCGCCACTGGCCGGGAATCCCCACTCCAGGCCGATCTTCCACGGTCCGCTGGTGGTACGCAGGAACGCGAGCGCCGGCGGCGCACCGGTCTTGCCGCTGAGCTGGGTCAGGATCGAACTCTTCCAGACCGACGTGATGTCGAAGGCCGACACCGCACGCACTCGCGCCAGATATCCACCAGCGTAGATGCCGGTCACATCGACGCTGGTGGTGCCGGCACGCGGCAGGCGGATCCAGTTGCCGCTGTCCTTCTTCCATTCCACGTCGTAGGCGACGGCGCCCTCCACTGCCGGCCAGGTGATAGTCATGGTGCTCACCGCCAGCCCCTGGTCGATTGTCCAGCGCGACGAGAGCGTGACGCTGGCCGGTGGCTGCACGGTGGTGACCGGGATGATGCTGATCGGGCGCTCCTCCAGCCGTGCGCCGGTATCGATGTGGTCGAACTTGCTCGGCTCGTACTGCAGGCCGTTGATGGTCCACTGGCCGTTGTCGTCACGCTTGGTGCTCATCACCCGATAGAGCTGGACAGCCAGGTCATCGGCGTCGAGCGCCCAGCACAGTTCCGGCTCCGGCGCCTCCGAGTAGGCCGCGGTGACGGTGACGGCCTTGCCGTTGACCGACTGCACCGTCCGGCCCTCGGCGCGCCCGCTCGGCAGGTTGATGATCAGGCGATCACCGGCCTTGGCTTGAGTGACGCGATCGAGCGTTACCACGCGGCCAGCAACAGCCGAGATCCGGCCGCCAATCTCGCGGCCGGCCAGCAGAGAGTCAGCCACCGGGATGATGTAGCCCGGCAGCGGAATCCGGCCTTCCATACCGGTGGCGAAGGTGATGGTGCGGTCCTGCACGCTGGTCAGCACCGCCCACTTTCCGCGCCGCTGCGCCTCGCTCTCTCGCGTACAGCCGATGGCAGACAGCTCAACCGGGTTGTCGCCATAGCGACGCAGCAACGGCGCGTCGGAATAGCCAGTCACGTCGGTGTCGTAGTTGTTCGCCGGGTTGTCGTAGCTGACCAGGGCGCGGCTATATCTGGTGCGAGCCGAGGCGGCGCCGTAGGTCATCTTCCCGTCAATCACATTCGCCCGGGTGAACACGTAGTCGAAGTCGGCAGTGCGCGGCATGTCGGCCTGCGACACAAGCTGGCCCTGCGCCCAATAGCTCATCCCCCGATAGATCGCCGCGATATCCCGCAGCAGCGTCCATGCCTGGGAGCGCGACTGCAGGTTCAGATCGCACAGAAAGCGCGGCTCCTGGCCGCCCTTCCCGTCTGGCACCAATTGGTCGCAATACTGGGCGATCTTGTAGAGCTCCCACTTGTCCACCATCCAGGGCTTGATCCGCTTGCCCAGGCCGAAGCGCGCGTTGGTGCTGATGTCGTAGGTGATCCACGCGGGATTGTTGGTCCAGGCGCTCTTGAAACTGCCATCCCAGACGCCGGTGTACGTGCGCAGCTCCGGGTCGTAGGTGGTCGGCACTTGGACCTTGCGGGCCTTGCACTCGACGGTGACGGCCGGAATGTTGCTGAACTGCTCTGCGCTGAACTCGATGTAGAGCAGAGCTGTGTTTGGGTAGCGCAGCTTCGCGTCGATCACCTCAGTCAGACCGGCGATCAGCATGGTGTCGGCGATCAAGCTGCTGTTCTGGTTCGACGTGATCCGGCGCACGCGTACCTGCCAGCCAGTGGTCGCCGCCGGCAGGTCGATGCGCTGGCTCCGCTCGTAGCGGCTGGTGGTCTTGCCGTCGACAGCATCCAGCAACACCTGCTGGTAGGCGCCGCCGTCGGTGCTGACGTCTACGGCATACTCGATCCGGTAGCCGTTCACGTCCCCACTGCTCTCCTGCTTCTGCAGGGCCGGCCAGGCGAAGCGCAGGCGCACGGCGGACAACTGGGTGTTGGTCACCGAACGCACCCACGGGGTGTCGCTGCGCAGCTCCACGTTCACCGTGGTCTCGTTCTCCACCGAGGGGATTCCGGGGATGTAGTCCTGATCGACACTGCCGCTGCGCCATTCCCACTTCACGTTGGGGAAGTTGACGTTGCCGCTGGCGTCCATCAGCGGGGTGTTGTCCAGGTAGATGTCCTGGTCGCTCGGCCCCTCGGCGAACTCGCCCTCGCCCACCGCCAGCAGAAGCTTGGCGGTGGCCACCGACTGCAGGCTGTCGCGCGCGATCGACGGTTGCTTGGGCTTGCTGCTGCCGCCCTTGCGGCCAGTGAGGTGCTGCTGAACATCGGCGCCCATGCTTTCCTCCGGGCATGAAAAAGCCCGCGCGAGGCGGGCTGGAAGGTTGTACAGCGTGGATGAAATGCCAGTGGCAACCGCCCTACCGGGGTAGTAGCGTCGTGCCTTCATGCAAGGGTTTCCCGACCCTGAGCGTGCCGGCCCAGGGATCGGGAGGCGCCAATGTCGGCGCGGTTAAAGACCTAGGAGGTCGAAATGAGCGTTAATCTGGAACAACGTATAGCAGCAATTGAGGCCGTTTTTGCCACGCATGCCTCAGCCAACACTAATGCGATTATCGAACTCATCAGTGCCGTGAAGGAAATTCCAGGATTCGAGGCAGCATCATTTAAGAAGGGGCTTCTTGATGCTAGATCGGTAAGCATCGAAGGCGGAATCCAAGAGCATTACAACCAACTAATCGACAACTTCATAGCAGCTATTGAGAGATAAGCTTAATACCTGCCATATATCTCCCTGACTTATCGAAAAGGATGCGATATTGAAGCTTCTTTTCTTTGCCATCCTTTTCGGTTTTTCCTGCTTCTCTGCTCATAATTTTCTCCCGCGGCCTCGCCGCTCATGGTTGGTTGTTACACCTTGTCTTCGGCGTAGATCGACGCCGAAATAATCGCCCCACCCCACCGGCGCTTCCCGTAGCAGATCGGCACCGGATTCCCGCTGGCGGTAGTGTTTCTGGCGCTGCCGAAGGCGTATGACGGCAGGTTCTCCGGCGCCCCTGACATCGAAAGCCCCTTGGCCTGGGGGCTGAGCATCTGGACAACGCCACCCAGCGTAAGGGCAACGCCGACTTGCAAGGTCGGGGCGCCAAAAAAACTAGCAACAATCAGGGCAGCGCCAACAACAGTTTGGAGAAGACCAGCACGCTTGCTCCCCGAGATCACAGGAACAATCCGAACCTCTCGCGAACCGCCGGAACCCATATCCCCCTCACCAATGTTCTTGCGGTTGCGGAAGATGGCGAAGCGCATACCCATTCGCTCCAGGCGCTGGATAGCTTCCTTGAAGCCCGGCAGGGTATTGCGCAGAGCGCTGAACGCTTCCTGCACAGTACCGGTGTCGAGCAGGCGTCGGTGCTCCCGGCCGAACTCCCGAATGAGCGGACCGGACAGCTTGATGATGGTTGCTTGATGCGCAGTTGGCATGCTCCCTCCGGGCAATAAAAACCCGCCGAGGCGGGCTCTTGACAAACTATAAAGCTATTGAATTTTCAGATCATGCGCACGCCAAACATTATCTTTAACTCTTTCCATGATCACAAAGTACCTATTTCGAACTGTGCCGCCGAAGCTATTCTGGGCATCCACATATGCGAGGACCGCATGCTTACAGCCTTCTTCTTTAGGCAAATACTCAACCCGCACACCAGGGCTGGTGATCATGGGAAAATCAGCTGTTTCGGGTGACTTCATGCGCTGCCTTACGAACCCCTGAGACATTACAAATGCCATAGTTGAGTTCATGCAAGCAGCACGCTCGGCCTGTATATTGCGCTTACTTACATTTTCCGCGCTATTGTATGAGATAAAATACCAACCCCATGGCATGCAAAGTAATACCAGAAGGACGATAAGAGCACTTGCTATTTTCCCTTCCCCACCCAGAGCATGAGCCTGCATAGAGCAATATATAAAAACGGGAACAATTAGGGCGAAACTAATAGCGATCATGGCCAGAATCATGCTTACAGAACCTCCATATTCGAGGCGTCAAAATTTATCATGCTTGCTGTGCCGCAGCACTAGGCGTACCCGTTCATGCCAGTTGCCGCCGTAGACGATGATCTCGCTGGGCTTTCCGTACAGGTGGTGCAACAGGAACGGGCCAGCGCCGAAGACCTTGCTCTCCTCCCCCGGCAGCGTACGGTCGGCGCCCAGGTAGATCCCGGCATGGTTCGGGTGCACCGTCTTGCCTACTGCCATGACGATCATGTCGCCGCGCTGCGGCGTGTCGACCTGGTAGAACCCCGCCGCCTCGAAGTGCTGCTCATAGAGGCTCGGTCCGTCCGCGTGCTCCCACCAGCCGTCCTGACGCTCGAAGCGATCGAACTCCAGCCCCCACTCGCGCTGGTACCAGTCGGCGCAGACCTGCCAGCAGTCCCAGGCGCCATGAACGAACGGCCTTCCCAGCAGCGGAATGTTGCTCTGCGGCGCGATGGTGCGCAGGTCGCCCTCCGGCCAACTGAGGATGTGCCAGGGCAGGCCCGACACCTCGCACATGGCGAGGTCGTGCGGTGACGGCCTGCTGGTGGCGTCCGGATGGCTGTGCACGATGGCCACCACCTCGCCCAGGTCTTCCGCCGCAGCGTAGTCCTCCGGGTGCAGGCGGAACTCTTCCCGCGGCTGGCTGGCCGTATTTCGGCAACGGACGTACTGCTGCCGCCGGCCGGCGCCAACCACCAAGCCGCAGGCCTCGCGCGGGTACTCCTCGGCCGCATGCGCCTGAATGGCGCTCAGGATCTGCTTACGCATGGTCAGCTCCGGGCAATCAGGGACACGGCCGGGAAACCGCCGAAGGGCAACTGATTGCCCTGCCCCCAACGCTTATTGCAGGACCGATAGAGGCCGGCACACTGGTCCTTCGCAGGGTCGTCGGTCGGGTTGTCGTCGATGTCGAAATAAGGGCCGGTGTAGCCGCAGTCGGGGCCACGATAGCCGCCGGTCATGCACCAGTGGCAGAGCGTGGTCATCTGCCGCCCGATCGCTTCGTTGCCAACATCGCCAGGGCTGGCCAGTTCCCACTCGACCACCTGGTTGTCCTCGCCGGTCTTCTGGTCGATGTACCAGATGCTGATCGACTCTTGCGTGGGGTCCGCATCCGGGTTGCCGTCGGGGAAGTTCTCCGCGTCCAGGAACTCAGCCAGCGTCTCGCGGATAGTCAGCTGGAAGTTGGCCAAGTCATCGAAGGCCAGGCAAAGCGCCGTCAGGCGCCCGCTGACGTTCCCCGCTGAGAACTTCGGGCGAACCGCGGTGCCGTCCCCGTTCGCCTCGATGCCGCTGATCTGCACTGGCCAGGCTGCGTATTCCTGCCCTTGCCACCAGATCGATTTCGCCGGCAGCTGATCCGCACTGGCGCCGGCGGCTGCCAGCTCCTGCGGGGTGTGCGGGATGGCGTGTCCGTGAAAGCGCAGCACGTCAGCGCCGAACTCGCTGCCGTCCAGCTCGAACAGCATGATCTCGGAGCCTGGCTCCAGCTTCTGGATCTGCAGAATGAGGTTCATGGGTGAAACGCCTGATCGAAGGTGAGCGACAGAACTTCAATCGAACCGGGGCGACGCTGCTTGCGGTAGGCCTTGCACGTGTAAAGGCCCAGCTCACCGCCGGGCGGAGTCCAGAGGAACGACCGATAGCCCTTGTGCCGACGGATGAAGTCGAGGATCGGACCCACCTCATCCGGAAGGCCGCCGAAGGTCAGCGACCAACTCTGGCTTTCACCGTTGAGTCCGTCTCCCGACTCCTGGGCATACCCATCGCCGAACTGCGACGTGCGAGTGCGCAAGGTGCCGTCGACATCAGCCCCGTCATCGGGCACCCATGTAAATGTCTCGATAGCCATCAGCCCCTCCCGGCCGCGTTGCGGTAGCTGACGCCGCCAGGGCGCCACGAATCAGCGACGGCGCGCTCTGCCGCCGCCTTCATCTGCAGTTGCATGTTCTGCTGCAGCGCCTCCTGGTCCAGCTCCATACCTTCCGAACTGCGGTCTTCAACAGTGACCGCGACAGGCGCATTCACCTGCAGAGCGGTACCACCGCCGCCACCCACCGAGCGAACGCCCAGCGAGCCATCAGCGCCGCGAGCCAGCGGCAGGATCGCCTCCGGCCCAGCCTCGCCCATGACTCCTGTGCGCCCGCCCGCCATGCCGAACGCGGTAGGCCGGCTGACGATGGAGTTGGTGAAGGCCGCGCCGTTGGCGAAGAACTGCACGCCATTGGCCCAGGCGCCGCCGTCTGCCTGGGCGGCGGCCCAGTTCGCGTAAGCGTTGCCGGTGTAGCCGGAAGCCGAGGCCCCGGCCGTGGCAGAGCCCCCCATCCATCCGCTGAAAGCCGAGACACCCGCGCCCAGCACACCACTGAGAAGCCCCGTCGCCGCCTGCTGACTGGCAATCCGCGCCATGTCGTTGATCACGCTACTGGCGAAGTCGCGGAACTTGAATTTTCCGGTGGTGGCGAAGTCGGCCAGGGCGTTGCTAGCGGTGTTGAAGCCAGTGGTGAGCATGTCATCGGTGGCCGATGCGACGTCCGCCGCATCGGCCTGGATGTTCTGCCACGCCCGGCGTGCGCCGTTGCGGTAGTCCCGCTGAGCATCGAGCCGCGCGTCATAACCGTCGACCTCCATCTGCAGCTCGCGCGCCTGGAAGTCCGCCAGATCCGCCAGCCGCTGCTCGTAGGCCGCCGGGCCAAGGCGCCGGCTGGCGTCCTCCTGCTGCGCCTCCAGCTCGCGCCGAAGGTCGGCGTACTTCTTCCGCACGGCGTCTAGCCGCTGCGCCTGGTCGCGCTCATCGTCCCCGAGGCCGATGCCGGCCACGTCAGAGTTGATCGCATCCTGGCGCGCCTGCAGCACCACCTCCATCGCCTTTCGATAGGCATCGGCGCTGTTGCGCCGCTGCTCCGCCAGCTTCTGTTCCTGCTGGATGCGCTTCTGGATCGAGCCGTCGGCATAGGCCTCGTTCAGGTTCTTGATGCCGAGCTCCATCTCGGCGCTGGTGATCTTGCCGGCGGCCTGCGCCTTGCGCAGTTTCTCCACTCCCTCGGCCAGATCCTCCAGGCGCTTCTTCTCCGGTAGGGCCTTGTCGATCAGCGCATCCAGCGCCTTGACCTCATCCTGCAGCGACTTCGTGCGCGCTTTGCCGCTCGCCGTCGCCGCCTGGTTGGCTTTCTTCTGCGCCTCGATCGCGTTCGCAGCCAAGAGAATCGCTTGACGGTCGGTATCGGTGAGGTCGGTGTTGTTGGCAATGAACCGATTCGCCGCCTTGATCGCGTCGTTGTTGTCCTGCAGGCCGCCCAGTTGCTTCTGCAGCGTCTCCAGGTAGGTCTGCCCGGCACTGCTCATTCCGGTTTTCGCGGCGCTATTGGCGTTGGTCGATGCGGTATTTTCGTCCAGCGCACCTGTCAGTGTGCGCACCCGCTCGATAACAGCTGATAGCACGTCGTCAGCCTTGCTGACAGCGCTCGACTGCCTCAGCCATCCATTGACGGTTTCTTGCGGAATGTTGAGCTTCTGGCCGACATCGCGAAGTATCTCTGTTAGATCTGCACCGCTATCACGGGCCTCGTTCAGACGCTCAATGACGGACTGATACTCAGCAAGCTGCTGGTTATAGCGGCCGCTTGAATCCCGCGCAGGCGCCGTTACGGTGGCGGAACGGATGGACTGAGCCAACTCGCCGTAGGCTTGATTGACCTGCTCAGTGGCAGTGAGCTCCTTGTCCTTCCAATCAAGCAAAGCACCTTCACGCTGGGCCCGGTTTAGCTTCACAAACTCTTCGCGGAGTTGTGCAACCGGCTTCGCCATTTCCTCCAGGGTAACGCTCGCCTGGCCCGCATTGTCTCGAAGCAGCAGGAAGCTGGCCGCCGCAGTGCCGGCAAGCAGGGCCAGCCCCATCGGGCCGCCCAGCACGGCCAGCAGGCCAGTGGAGGCAGTGCGCAGGCCAGCCTGAGCCGCGGCCACGGATGCCGTTGCAGCTGCCTCCCGCTGCCTCGCCTGAGCGAGCTGGATCGACATTTCGGTCTGGACGGCAGTACCGCGGGCGGCAATCGCCTCGCGCTCCGCCAACAAGGTCGCCGTCTGGGCTTTCCGCTGCTCAGCAATGGCTGCCTGAAGAATGGCGTCTGCCTGAGCAATCCGCGCATTCCGCTCAGTGAGCGCTCCAGCTGCGGACTTGAGCGTGGCGGCAGTGGCAACCGCTGCGCGCGCCGAGTAGAGGGTCAGCGCGCCGACAAGCGCGCCACCAACCAACCCGGCGAGCCATTCAACGTTATTCGCAACAACGCCCAGAGCACTGGCCAGCAGGTCTAGCGCTCCAGTTCCTTCCTCGATTCCGGCGGCAAAGGTGGTGATGGAGTTCTGGATGTTGACCAGAGCATCTTGCACGCTCACCGACATGTCGGCGGCAGCCTTGCGGTTGACCTCCACAGTACGCAGCAAGCCGGTGTTGATGTCGTCCAGCGACAGCTTGCCCTGTACGCCCAGCTTGCGGATCTCCTCCGCGCTCTTGCCGGTCGCGCTGGCGATCGAATCGACGATGGTCGGCATCGCGTCCTGAATCGATACCCAACCATCAGCCTCGACCTTGCCGGTTTGCAGGGCCTTCGAGTAGGCGCCAAGCGCCGAGCTGGCCTTGTCGGCCGACGCGGCGTTGGTCACCAGCAGGAAGCTGAAGCTGTCGGTGATGTCTAGGGTCTGCTGGGTGTCGAAGCCCAGCGAGCGCATGACGTCCGCCGTGCGGATGTACAGCTCCTGCGCCTCAGCCAACGGCCGGTAGGTTTCCTGCGCAGTGCGCAGCAGGTGCTGCTGGACCTCGTTGTACTCCTCGGTACTGCCGGTGGCCATCTTCAGGCGGTCGGCAATCTGACCGTAGGCGTCCACCTGGTGGATGATGCTGCCCACCAGGCCGGCACCGGCGATCGCAGCGAAGGCGCCACGGATCAGCGTGCCAGCTTGCTGGGCGCCCTGAGCCGTCCGGTCAAACGCGGAATCGACCTGAGCCAGGTTGCGGTCGATGCTCTGCGTTGTCCTGGCGACCACACTGTCCGCACCGGCCAGTTCCCGACGCAGTTGCGCAGTGGTGGCCTCCAGCTGAATCAGCATCCCCTGGACTTCATAGTCGGACATCGTGTTCTCCGGGCGTAAAAGAACCGCCCGAAGGCGGCGCTATGGTTCCTGTCGTCCCCGCAGGAACGCTTTCAAGCGGTCGGCCACGCTGGCCTTCTGTTTCGGCGCGGCGTGCTGCTGAGCCTTGCCGCCGCCCATCCAGTCCAGGCGGGCATCCAGCGCCATCAGGATCTGCGGGATGGGCGTTCGCCATGCAGTTTCAGGCGGCCAGCCCAGCCAGCCGGTGGCCACGCCGAACAGGTAGTCGACGTAGCTGCCATTCCTCACGGCGCTGTGCTGGCCGCCTCGAGCTTTCCCCGTTCGGCGATGCTCGGCGGCACCGGGTTCAGAAGGCCGGCGATGTAGTCGGTGAGCTGCGCGGAGACTTTGACCACGCCAGTCTCGAAAACCTGCGTGGCGAGGGTCGTGTGCTCCTCCGGCTTCAGGCCGGCGGCAGCGATCACCACGTCAGCGCAGGCGCCAATGCTCAGCAGGCGCATGGACTCCATCGCCGGGCGCAGGCCACCAAAGCGCGATTCGATCTTCAACGCAGCCTCCAGGGTCGGCTGCAGCGTGTAGGTACGGGCACCAATCACCAGCGTGACGGTGCCGTGCAGGGCTTCACTCATGGCGCTCCTTTCACGGGTCGTTTAAACGACGAAGCCCGCGCGAGGCGGGCTTTCGTTCGTCGGGGCCAGATCAGATCGCAACCGGGATCTCGAGGATCTCGGTGTTGATGCCCAGGGTCACATTGCGGCGAACCACGTTGTCGGCGCTGCCAGCAGCCACGGTGTTGTTCATCACCTTCGCACCGAAGTAGAAGGTGGTGGGCGGCACCGCCGGCACCGGAGGCTCAGCCGTCGGGTCTCCCGGCAGGCCGTCGTTCAGGGTGAGGCGGATGTTGTAGTTGCCCTTCGAGCGGTCGGCATGGGCGTTCTTGAGCGCCAACTGGCCGGCGTCACCGTTGTCCAGACCGACAGTCAGCGTCATGTCGCCAGCATCGGCAGTGCCCTTGTACTTGCGCACGCGGCCGTCGCTCAGCGCGGTGAAGTTCACGTTGCTGAAGGTGTCGCCGAACTCGCCAAGGTCCTCGACTTCGCCGACTTCGACGTACACATCTGCCTCGTACTCGGTCTTGGTGGCCGATGGCTTCTTGGTGCCGATCGAGATTCGGCAGCCAGCGGCGGTGTTGAGATTGTCTGCCATGGGTTCCTCCAGTGGCTCAGGTTGATACAGCTCAGGAAGTGGTGATGACGCGTACCGTAGCGGAGCCCATGTAGGTCCGACCGTCCGGTTCGCGGTTGGTGTCCGACGCGATAACCCTGACCGACACCGCGCGCCCTTCGTCGACAGAGAGGTGACGCTCGTCCAGCGCCACATCGATCTCATTGAGGATGCGCCGAACCTCAGCCTGTCCCTGGTGGTCGCTCCAGACACTGAGATAGATCAGCCGCTGCTTGCGCTTGCGGCCGGCGATAGGACTGGTGTTCTGCGCGACTTCGCGGTCGATGGTCACGTACGGGTACAGGGTGTCATCCGGTACCGCGTCGAATACCGGGACGGTAAGCTCGGCGCTCAGGCGCTGGTAGATTGCGCGCTGCAGGGCAAAGCCTGGATCAGCCATTGAGCGCCCCCTTCGCCGCACGCGCCAGGGTGCTATCGATGGCGCCGCGGATGATGATCCGGATGTCGTCGCGGTTCATGTCGATGCTCGGCCTCAGCCATGGATGCGCCGGCCGTGCCGGAATATCCGGGTAGTAGCCGAAGAAGTTCTCGCCATCCGACTTGTTCTTGGTCGCACGACGCCCGAGACGATTGCGGCCGGAGAACTGGCTGCGATCCCTGTTGACGGTGTGCTCACCGCCCACCGCGCCAGCATCCCGCCGCCGGTAGACCGTACCGCTGTAACCCTTGGTGCCGTACTCCACAAACTTCAGGTAGTAGAAGCGCCGGTTGTCGCGCTTGCCGATGATGCCAATCCGGGCATCCAGGCCGTTCCGACTGATCCGCACCTGAAGCGCGGCGGCGGCCTCGCCGGTGTCCCGAGGGATCATGTTCTGCTGCGTGGCCAACACTAGGTCGGCAGCCTGCGCCATTCCCCTGGGTAGGTCGCTGCGGTCAAGCGCCGCGATCCGTCGCAGCACGCCGCGCAGCTTGAAGTCGCCCTTTATGCGAGAGCGCCTGGCCATGGTTCACCCCTTGCGGCGCGGCCGCTTCCTGGTCTTTGGGGCGGGCAGCACAGCGGCGGTGGAGTAGTCCTTGCCGTCGTCGAATACCAGACCACGCGCCATCAGCGGGTTGAGGATTTCAGCGGGGTGGTGGCTTACATCATCACCCTTATTTGCGGTCACGGCGCCGCTCAGTTGCGCTGTTGCTCGAAGTACCATTTTGCTTACCTCGGTGTAGGGGTAACGTTGGAGCACAGCAGCCTGAGCATGCTGTTCTCGTTATCGGGAAGGACCGCGTTTATCGCGTAGGTGATGCCGCCGTGGAACAGCCGGCGCCCAACGATAAGATCGCCATGCGGGCGCGCTCGGATTTCAGCACTGATGACCGGTTGCAACTGATTTGCAACGGTCGACACCCGACCAGTCGGCAGAGTGATCTCAACCCACACCTTGCGCAGGAAGACCCACTGCTCGGAATAGCCACCCCCGCCGTCAGGAACTCGCTGCAGTTCGAGCAGATCCGCTCGATGTCGAAGGGGGCCCGCTCTCATCAGAATCGCTTCCTGTACCAGAGAATGCGCTCGACACCGAGCGGCACCGAAGTGGCGATGGTGCCCAGCGCGACCGCCTCACGATTGGCGTACCAGTGCGCGACAAGCAGATACACTGCCTGCCACACGTCCGGCGTCAGGCCGATCTCATCCGGAGCAGCGGGCTCGCCTTCGACCAGCCGGCAGTCACAGTGCTGCTCGACATGGGAAAGCGCCGCGGCGACATATCCCTTTACGAGCTCGTCCTCCTCGTCCGTCTCGACCCTGGCCTGAAGCTTCACCTTCGCCAGGATGGATGGATCGGCATCCCAGTCGATCTCCATCACTTGGCCCCTTTCGGAGCCGCCGGCTTGGTCTCTTTCGGCTTGGTCTGTTCCCCGACCTCAGCAGCCAGCCCCTTGCCGATCAGGACGTGTGCATACTCATCGTCGACTTCCTCGAACACCTGGCCCGCGCGAACCTGGGCCGACTCCGCCCCGAGCTTCTTCGCGTCACCTACGAAACCCCAAAGTGCCTTGATCTTCATGTTGCCTCCTGGAAACGAAGAGGCCGGCATTGCGGCCGGCCTCATCAGGGGTTACGCCGCGAAGCGGCCTTTCACCAACGCCTCGCGACGACGCACGCCCAGACCGAGACGCTCCTCAACCAGAAGCGCCCGTTCGTTCCGGATGAACTGATCGTTGATCAGACCCATCTTGAACAGGAACGACATGCGGTCGAAGAGGATCGAGGAGCGTGCGAAGTTGGCGATCAGGAACTCGCCGCCGGTGGCCGGATCTTCACCGTTCGCCGGCGCGCCTTCGTCCATGCTGTCCGAGGTGATCACCGGGCGCCCCCAGAGCACCGGGGTGACCAGGCCCTGCAGGTTGGCGAACAGGTAGCGGTTTTCGCCATCCTTCTGCAGCTCGATGTTCATCCAGTCCAGCTCGGTCATCACCACGCCGTCGGCAGACAGCTTCGACTGCTTGCGGACCTGGTAGATGCCGCGGCGCACGATGTCGATGGAGGTGTCGCCAGCCTTGTTCAGGGCGGTGTCGTAGGTGGTCGCCTGGGTCATCAGGCCGTTCAGGTTCTCGCCGGTGCCGTCACCCTTGAGGATCTGCGCTTCTTCCTCCAGCTTGAGGTCGTAGCGCAGCAGCTCCTGGATGTAGCCGAACAGTTGCGGAACGTCGTCCAGGGCCTCGTCAGTGACCGGCATCCACACGGCCAGCTTCTTGACGCGGTCGGTCACCGACTCGAAGGTCACGTTGCTGGTGGGCTTCAGCGCACCTTCGGCCACCGGCCCCGCGCCACGGGTGTGCAGCAGCTCTCGGTAGTAGGTGTAGCTCTGGCCACTGACCGGAATGCTGGTCAGCAGGTCGCGGATGCGCAGTTCCTGGCGGATGCCGGGCTGGATGGTCGGGTCGTAGTTCGGCACAACGATGCCGGCACTGGTGACCTTGGTTTCCTTCATCGACGCCAGGTCCGACTTGGTGACCTCGATGTCGGCGGCATTCGCGCTCTTCTGTTGCAGCGCCTTGTAGCCGTCGTGCGACTTCACCATATCGATGAAGCTCTTGCCTTCGCCGGGGCCGCCGCGCAGCTTGACGCCCTTCTGCTCCAGATCCTGCACCTGGTCGATGACCTTCTGCAGTTCGTCCTTCTGGGTCTGAATTTCCTTCTTCAGCTCAGTGGCAACCTGGTTGCCCTTCTCGACCTCGGTGATGGCCAGGTCGTATTTCTTCTGGAGCCCGTCGAAACCGTTCTTCAGTTGCAGCTCCAGGGAGTCCTTCAGTTCTTTCACTTCGCTCATGGCGATACTCCAAAATGAGTGGTGAACAGGGTTGAAATGTCTTTCAGCTCTTCCACGATCGCCGTGGCCTCGCTACCGCCGTCACGGCGGAGCGCGGGGTAGCCGAGCGAAGCGACTGCTGCCGCTTCCTTCTGCGAGAGACCCATGCGTTCGCGCAGGGCGTTCTCGAAAAGCCGGATGTCCGACTTGACGCTGAGGACCTCGGCCTCAGGGTTCATGCCGAACGGAACGAACGACGCCTCCCAGAGTTCGGCGGCCTTGATGACTCGGACCTGCCGCCCGGCGCGCTGCTCGAAGTTGGCTTCGATGGTGTTGAACCCGATTGACATGCTGTCGAGGCTGCCGTCCTTCATCAGCTCGTAGGCGTCGCGTGCGTAACTGACTGCCAGGTTTACTCGGCCCTTGAGGAACAGCCCTCGGTCGTCCTGGGTGAACTCCGAGGTTCCGACCAGCCGAGTCAGGTCGTGGTACAGCGCCAGCTTCAACCGGCCGTTGCGAGCGGTCTTCACCTTGGTGAAGGCGCCCTTGAGGATCACGTCATCGCCGAGGTCGACGTTGTCGAACACTGCGGCGTAGCCCTCGAAGTTGCCCGCCTCGTCAGCGGCCTTCACCTCGAAGGGGCAATCAAGTTTGCTGAGCATTGGTCTGCATCTCCCACCGGGAGACCCGGTCGTATTCAGGGCCATCAAGTGGCGGAAGGTTTTCTTTGCGGCGAACTTCGTTGATGGTCATCCAGCCGGAACCACCGGAGCCACCAAGAGCCGCAGCGAACAGAGTGGCGCGACCGGCGCTGTCAGCGCGCTGCAGACCTTCGAGCACGAACTCGACGAAGCGGTCCGAGTCACCATAAAGCTTGTCGTTGAGCTCATCCTCAACTGCATCGGCGTATGGTTTAAGGCCAAAGGTGGTGAAGCCAGTCAACTGCTGTTCGAGGTTGGAACCCATGATCGAGGTCTTGCCGGCGCGGTTGGCCAGCCAGAGCGGCACGCCGTAGATGCCGGCAAGCGCTTCCTCTTGGAACTGCTGGGACTCGATGAACTGAGCATCCTTCTGGCTTATGCCGGCAGGAACGATGGTCGGGCCACCCTGCAGGATGGCCATCTTGCCGATGTCGTCCGCGTCCGCCTTACGGACGTCCGGAAACCTGGCCATGACCTGAGTCTGCTGCTTGTCGGTCAGGAACTCCTTGTAGATGACATAGCCACCCGTGAAGCCGCCTTTACGCATGAAGCGCGCAGACCATTGCTGGCCCGCCTTGGCCAGGCCCATGGTCTCCGCCTGGTACTCGATAGGCGACAAGCCGACAATGCCGTCCATGCTGAATATCTTGAAATGCAGCATGTTCTCCGGAGAAACCGGGAATGGTTTCCCATCCTTGGGCTGTACCCAGTAGAGAAGGTCCTCGTCGGTGTCGATGGTCACCCGGTCGATACTGAGCGGAATCCAACCGATCGGCTCGCCGTGGCGGTTGCGTTCGATCAGTGCGAAGGCGTTACCACGCAGCGCCATGTTCACAACCACGAACTTCAGGAAGTTCAGCCTCGTCATGAATGGGTTGGGCTTGCGGAGGAGCTTCTGCGCTCGATCCTTTCGCGACACCAGCAGCCGTTCGCCGTCCACATCCTCGTAGAGCTTCAGCGGCAGGCCCGACAGCGACTCCGAAAGGATCTTCACGCACGACCAGACCATGCTGATCGACAGCGCGGTCTTGGTGGTCACTCGCACGCCGGCCTTTGTGCTCTTGCCGCCGACCTCAAGGTCCACCTCGACGTAATCACCCGTGGCTGGGTCGGTGTAGCCGAACATCCGCCACGTGCGAGGGTTGTACCAGCGAAATGTCATGGTCAGCCTATGAGTCCAAAGAAGCCGTTGTTGAGGTAGTCATCCATGCCGCCGCGCGCCTCCGGATTGAGGGACAGCAGCGATACCGCGTTGAACGTCGACATCAACGGGTCGATCTTCGCGGTGCCGGACGCCTGCTTGGTGATCAGGAAAGCGTTGGCGGAAGGCACGCCCTTGGCGTTGCCGCAGGCCCAGGCCATAAGCGGCTGACCGCAGTGCATCAACACACCCTCGGCCAGCTTCCTTTCCGTGGTCTTGATGGCCCCGGTCAGCTTCCAGCCCTGAGAGATGCCGACCGTCTGCTCCTCGGTGATCCCCGCCTCCAGTAGCGCATCGAGCACGGCGCCAATGCCGGCGGGGTCGAGCCCGACCTTGTCGAGCAGACCGGCCTCGTTGACCCGAGCGACGTACGCCGCCAGCTCCTCAACGTCATCGCCGATTTTCTCAACCAGGGTCAGATCACCAGCCGCCGCGAGGTCATGGAGCCGGGGAGCCTCGGACTTCCGGCGCTCCAGCACCGAGGGGTGCGCCCAGGCATGCGCCCAGTGAAACCACCGGCGCCCCCCTCGCTCGCGGCCCAACAGCGTCAGCGCCAGCAGGTCGTCTAGGCCGCCACCGTCGACGCCGCCAACAATCACCTCGCAGCGCTCAATCAGGGCATCCAGCGAAAGGCCTGGCAGCGCCTGCGGCTCCCAGAATGCGGCGCCGACCCAACTGTCGGACATCAGCGCCAGCCCGATCTCGATGTTCAGGAACTTGGCGAGGAACCCGCGCACCTCGGCCTCACCGTCGAGTTCTGCCTGCATAAACAGGCGCTCGAGGGTAGGCCGATCCACCGAGTAGCCCATGTTCGGGTTGACCAGGTGGAAGTTCTCTGGCCGGCGCGCCTCTCCGCTCTCGATCATCTCCTTCGGGAACTCGTAGATGATCGGCAGAAACCGGTTGTCTTCGATGCGTCCGTCACGGACGCCCCGTGCATAGGTCAGCTTGGACCTGAACACCCCGGCGGGCGGCTCGTTCGACTGGGTCGTGAGCCAGATGATGAAACCTTCAGGGCGAGACAGCAGGCCGCCAGTGGCCTCCCGAATCATGTCCGGTGCCTTCGGGTTCTTGCCGAACAGCCAGGCCTCATCGATCAGCACGCCGACGGCCTTCTTGCCACCGACCACATCGCTATCAGCGGCCACTACCTTCAGGGTGGCTCCCGTCTGATTGTGGGTAATCAGCCGCAGGTGCGGTTGAACATGAAGCAGATCCGACAACTCTTCGTCGTGCTTCACCATCGCCGCCGCCGGCTTGAAGCTGTTGTCGGCGATCTCCTTGGTCGGCGCCAGGATGATGAACTCGGCCTCAAGCCGCCAGTTGCGGATCAAGGCGGTCAGCATGATCGCGGCTGCAATGGTCGACTTCGAGTTCTTCTTCGGGATGCAGAGGAAGTACTCGGTGATCAGTCGCTGGCCGGTCTCATTGTTGTAGCTGCCGAAGATGGCACCGGCGAAGTCGAGCACCCAGGGGGCGCATGCGGCCTCGATTGTCGGGGAGCCGGGAGCGTCTACGATCTTCAGTTCCCGGAAGACGCTGAGCCCCTCCTCGGCCTCCTCAGGAAAGAGCGGCGGCGGAATGATGGATTCACCAGCACTCAAGCGCCGCCACCAGTCAGGGCAGGCAGTGGTCCAGAGCATGGTTTACCCCCTGACGACGGATAGTGGAGGCTTGCCCTGGCCGAACTTGCCTTTGCCGGCTTGCTTCGCGGCCTCGGCCTTCTGTTCCTTCTTGCCCATCTCACCCTTCTTGCCATGGAAGAAGTCGACAGCTTTCTGAGCCGCGCTGCGGCGATCGAAGACCTTCGCCCGCGGCTCATTCATCAGATTGACCAGCCAGACCAGCGGGTCCTCCGTAAACGGCAGGCAATCCAGGTACTCGCCATCAGGTTCCTGCTCATCGCCGAGCGGCGCTTCATGGTCCTTGCCCTGCTTCGGCGAAGGCTCCTTGGCTTTAACATCTCGCCGCCCCTTTAACATCTTCAGGGCGGCGATGATTTCGGGGTGCTTGGCAAGTCGAGCGCCAGCGGCCGCAGAGCTGGAAGGCGCGTAGCCAGCGGCTTCGGCGGCAGCTTTGTTGGATGCTCCTCGGGCCTTCGCGTCAACAAACCGTCGTTGTTTGTCTGTTAACGCCATTAACAAAATTCCTAGAGATCGGAAAAAAAGTGCGAATGCGGGCGGGGGCGGTCTAGCTTCAGGCGAAACCCTATTAATCCATGCCCCCCTACCCTGACAGGCATTTCCAGGCCTTTCCGGATGCGAGCACTCGGACGTAATCGCGGCTGATCCCGTAGTCGGAAGCAATTCGCCTCGGTGACTCACCCTCACGACGCCGGCGCCTGATCTCAAGCACCTGTACATCGCTGAGCTTCCGGTGCCTGGCGCGCATACCTGGCCCCAGTGTTCCGTGGCGAATGGCGTCGGCCGCGTTCTCTCTCCGACTACCCCATGCAAGATTGGCGGGGCAATTATTCAAAGAGTCGCCATCCAGATGGCGCGCTTCCATGCCTTCACAACTGGGCCCTCCAGCGAAAGCCAGCAAGACCAATCGATGCACATCCAGCCTGTGTCGCTCTCGCCTTCCGCAAACCATCACGCCGACGGTGACCCGTCGATACCCCTTATGGATCTGCGTCGCCAGGACTCTAGGCACGCCAGAACGAACAGACACAACCTCCCCATCCTCGCTGGCAAAGTATCCATCGAGGTCAGGTATCGGTCGCATGCTGGTCTACTAGAAGCCGGCGGCTTCCTCTTTCTGCTTATCGGCGGAGTGACAGGGTCCGCATAGCGGCTGCCAGTTGTCCTTGTCCCAGAACAGGTCCGTATCGCCTCGGTGAGCCACGATGTGGTCAACGGTGTTGGCCGCCGTGACCAAGCCCTTGCGCGCGCAGTACACGCACAATGGATGATCGCGAAGGTACTGATCGCGGGCCTGCTGCCAACGGTAGTCATAGCCTCGCTCGGTTGAGGTCTTGCCGGTCCGCCACGAACCTGGCGCGGCCGTCTTCAGCCGCTCGCCTTGGGCTCTCACGCGGAACCCGAGAGACTTCAGCCTTCCCATCAAATCCTCCGACACAACTTCTGCAGCCCTGCAACGTGCTCGCGCAAGGCCTTGATGATCAGTTCGCGCCGCTCGACTCCGGCTCGGAGATCAGAAACAACCTGTCCATCAGCGGCAGCAAGGACGGCTCTTCCTGCATCAGCGCTGCCGGAGGCTCCGGGAGCCTGGTGCACTCCGTCTGCGGGACAGCGGGCTTTGACGTACACGACGCGAGCACCAGTGCCGATAGCATCGCGGCGCAATTGGTTTTCTTCATGGGAGGCCTGTAGTGCTGCTTGGTAGGTTCGGGCCAGGGCATCGGCCTGGGCCTGCGCCTGGATGTCGCGCTGGGCCTGCTGGGCCATGGCGGTGATCGTCTCGGCGGATTGCTTGACGGCGGCCTGCAGGTCATCACGCTGGGCGGTCACGTGATCGAGGCGCCAGAACACAAGCGCGCCTACCAGGGCGACCACCAACCACGGGGACAATTTCATCATGCAGCTCCACACCACCCGCGCCCGTTTGCGACTCTTGCAACCTGGGAAGCGCTGATACCAAAGCGACGAGCGAGCTCTGCCTTGTTCCCGGGCCTTCCTGCCGTACCCCGCCAAAACTCGTTTCGGATCTGCTCTACATCCTGCGCAGATAGGCGAGCCGAAGGATTACGCCCTCCCTCAAGAATCGTTCCATGAACGCGGCGGTGATCGGAGTTCTCCTGATATGTCGCCCATACCAGATTGTCTGGCCGGTTGTTTGTCGGGTCCGGGTCAGGGAAATGGGCGGCACACCCCTTTCCTGCCGGCGGCTCGCCGTGGAAAGCGAGACATACCAGGCGGTGAACGCCGAACCACTTGCGAACTCCGTTAAGCCTTAGCCCGACCTGCAAATGCCCATACCTGCCTTTGGGGTGGGCCTTAATGGGCCCGCCCTTTCGGCGTACGCGGCCCCATCGCCCACTTTCCAGCTCTCGATCAAGAGCACGGATGTTTCCCAGGGAAGATGCCTGATAGATCCCTTCCCAGCCCGGGATGTCACGCCAGACTTCCATCAGTCACCTCCAAGCGCTTGGCGAGCCATTGCCAGCCGGGCGTTACGATCCTCGGCCCCGGTGAACGATCCGTTTATGCGGAGGGTGATTTTTTCAAAGCGGCCTTGGTCAGCCAGGTCGTTTAAACCCCGCGACTGCCAGAACCAACCCGCGGCAATTGCTGCCCAGGTCCGTTGCTCCAGCAGTTCAGGCTGCGCCACCAGCGGCAGCGCCAGGGCGCGGGCGGCTTCGGCGTAGTTGTCGTGGCCCGTAATCATGATCAGGCCGCGGCCACGGTATCGATACCCATCGCCCGTATCCGGTGAGCCGTTGCCCATCCGGTTTGCATAGACGCGGTTCGCGATGCGCTCGGGCTGTCGGGCGTACTGCTTCGCCTCTACCGGCGTGAACCGCTTCGGCCAGGTCTTGAGCAGCCCCTCGGCGGAGTAGTTCAGATTCTCCACCATGCGCTTGAGGCTCTGGCTTTCGTGCCCGACTTGGGCCAGGAACATCGCCACCCGCTCAGCCGTGTTGATCTCAAACCGAGCCATGGAGCCGTTGATGTGGTCGACCCAGAGGCCGGCAGTAGAAGCACCGCAGCCGGTAGCGCGGTCGAGTTGATCTGCGGTGATCTTCATTCGCCAGCCCCCCGACGCGGAAACTTCCAGTCGGCGATCCGATCAGCGAACTCGGCGATCTTCTTCACTCCTAGGAAGCCGGTGAACACCCCAGCAGCGGTAGCCATGTTCTGTGGCAGGCCGAACCACTCAAGGACCGGAATCAGGCCCAAGGTAATCAAGGTGCAGAGCGTTGCCTCGAGCAGCGCCTGGCGCCGCGTTCCACCGCCATAGATCACCCGGGTCAGCGCGACCACAAAGGACAGGCCGGCGGCGTACAACTGCGGGTAGTGCGCAGACAGCCACGCAAGCAGCGCAGCCCAGGTCTCAGGGCGTTCTGGCATTTTCATAGTCTCTGCCCCTCGCAGGGGTTCTATAACGACGAAGCCCGCTCAATGGCGGGCTTTCGTTCGTCGGGGTAGGTTCCGGAGGGATCAGGCGTGAAACAGTTGCAACTGTCCTTCACGCTCGACCTCGATGATTTTCTGCTCAATGACGGGTCCCTTGACCTGCCATCGGCGCAAGGTCTTACCGGCCAGGCTGGCAATCCCTTTCTCCTGTCGGTACTCCGCCATCAGTTCGTTGCGCAACGTGTTGAAGTCCATCGAGCGCTTGAACAACTGCTCGGCCATCCAGTTGAAGGCGTGGATGAAAGCTTCTTTCCAGGCAGCGGCAGCTTTACCCGTGAAACCCATCACAAGGAACATGAACCCATCCTTGGTCATCTCGAAACAGGCGCTCTTGATCTTCTCCCCACCGCTAGGGTTATCTCGCCACACGACCGTCTCCACAAAATTGCGGAGACGGAATGCCTTTGAACAAGCCATGTGACGGATAGCACGAAGCACTGAGTCATGGCGCTTTCCGAAGCGCTCGGCCACCTTGAGCGAAGTCGTTACGACCTGGCCACCATTGACCATCACCAAGTCACGGAGGCTGGCTTCATCAAGATCAATCTCATTCATCTGCTCCACTCCGTTCACCTGGAAAAAGGAGCGCAGCCGGGACAGGTGGATGAACGGACACCCGTCATTCGAGAGCGACTCTAGGCTGCGTGTTGGATTGCCTTGCGGCGAAAACGAAAAAGCCCAGCACGATGGCTGGGCCAGGGATGGGTGCAGGTACGGCCTTTCAAGGGGGCCGCGCGCCCCGCAGCGCAATGCGCCACCTGCAGAAACGAAAAAGCCCAGCACGGGGCTGGGCTCTGAAATAGGTGCGGGTGGATAGGGGCCACTACCCCGTGCGCATCCTGCGCTCCACCTGCATTGATCGGTTATCGTCCTCGGACAGACTCCAGCATCGATCTCATCTCTTCGATGATCTCTAGGTGCACCGCGTCTGCCACTGCCTCAGCCTCTTCCTCGGAATACAAGAAATCGCTCCTCAGCGTCAGGCCATGCATAACCACGAAACAGGCCTCATGGCCGGCATCGCGTATAGACCAGGGAACCGCGTCCCCCTCGAGCTTCACAACCTTGATATCTGGACTTCTCATATGACCACCCCTCGGCTTCAAGATGGTCATTATCGCAAGGGTGAAGGCCTTGTGGGTCGGTAACCCGTCACTTTGATGTGGCAGGTGAGACTGCCGTCTACCGAGTTTCTGACCTTCGAATGAAAAAGCCCGGAGCGGGGGCAACCGGGCTTCCCGTCCATCTCGCTGAAAGCCAAGGAAGGAAAACATCGAGTCAGACGGGGGCCTGATGATGCCGCGCCAGACCTGACAACGCAATAAAAAACCCGGCGCCAGGGCCGGGTTTCGAGTGCGTCACGCTGCGTTCACAGCAATTCACGCTGGTATGAAAACACCCTTCATTCCGCGCGTAAAACTATTTCTTCAAGCGCTCTCGCGGAACCGCTCCAGAGCGCTATCGACCCATCCCACCGCCAACTTCAGAGTCTCCCTGACCTTGGCCTCGCCGATCTGGTGTTCACGCGCGATGCGCAGGGCCGGCCACTTCGCGCCGTAGTAGAGCCACACGAAGTCGCCGGCCTGCGGCGCCCTGTCGATGAGTCGAGCAATGACCCGGTCGACGGCCAAGGCCATATCGTCAGTGACGTGGTAGGCCTTGGGGCTCGACATTGGCATGGCTTGACTCATGATAGCGGCAGCCGGCGACACATATCCGGGAACCCCCATCCCATCCATTCGCCACCACCCCCACTGCTCGAGGAGATACTCGGTATCGCCCAGCAGCTTGTCCACGTAGGTTCGAGTTCTGCTCATGCCGCCCCCGGACCGTTCAGGCCAAACAGATCGCGCAGCAGCGTTTCCACCGCCGCGCCCTTCGCATTGCCGTCCAGCAACCAGAGCCGGCCATAGTCGTGAAAGCCCAGAGTGCCGCGGTCGCCGTGCCAGTTGGCGATCATGACCAGCAGCGCAGCCAAGGCAGCAGCACCGCCCACCTTGACCTGCGCCAGCTCCTGGCCGGCCACCTTGAGAAACTCCCGCTCCAGCCTGGTCATGACCTTGCGGGGTGCCATCGGTTGTACGTTGCTCATGCTGCTTGCTCCCGCGCGCCCTCGTAGTGGACCCAGTTCCGGGCCTTGTGAGTGCTCGCACTGAAATACTGGTTGGATGCCTTGTCGAACCACAGGTCCAAGATGCCTTCATCTCCGGTGAGGCGCTGCTTGCTGATGATCAGGCGCACATCGCTCTGGTCCTTGTAGTCGTCTCCCTTGGCCATCTCTTTGCGCTTGTTCCGCCAGACCGTGCACACGTTGTCGGCTAGGTCGGTGAGGATGGCGCCACCGCGAACGTCGAGCTTGCCCGGGGGCTTACCCTCGTCGTCAGCCTTCCGCGGGTGGGCGACCAGATGGACGTGGACGTTCATCTCGTGAGCGAACCCCACCAACGCCTCCATGGCCTGCTTCTGGCCGTTGTAGTCATCCTCGGCCATGCCGAGCTTCGCCAGGCTGTCGACGATGAAGTGGTTCACCCCGTACCGGCGCGCGGCATACCGAAAGTCCTCGAGCATTTCGCCCGTCTTCGCGGTGCCCAACTGGTCGTAGATCCATAGCTTGCCGTCGAGCCAGTCGAGAATCGCGTCGATGTAGCCCCTCGAAGGACAAGACATCCCGGAGGCCTGCCGGACCATCCGCTGAAGCGTTCGCCGCGCCGGCATCTCCATCGAGGCGATGCAGAACCGGTCTTGGCTGCCCTTGCGGTTCATGCCGTGGAAGGCCAGGTAGTTCAGCAACTGCGACTTCCCGTGTCCGCTCCAGCCGGTCCAGATCGTGACCTCCGAGGGCCGGAAGCGGATCTTGTTGGCGTAGGCGCTCCAGGGCAGCTCCATGCCGATAGTTTCCGGGTTCTGGTCGTAGAACTCAGCCTTGACCTCCTCCGAGTAGGAGCTCACCGACTTCAGGCGCTCCGGGTCGAAGTTCTTCGCCTTGGCGTAGCACTCCGCAATGTCGTCGGCGCTGTAGTACAGGGCATCCAGGGCTTCGTTGAAGTCCTTGCAACCCAGTTTCACCAGGCGACACCGATCACGCCCAAGGCGCCGAACGATCTCCTCGGTCGCCTGGTGGCCAGGTTCGTCGTCGTCAAGGCACAGGTAGATCACGTCGAAGCGCTGCAGGTTGTCGAACTCGTACTCGATCCAGCGTTGCTTGCCGTCCTTGCCGCCACCGAAGGGCACCGACAGCGCCGGGCGCCCGTACTGCCAGGCGGTCATCGCGTCGATCTCGCCCTCGGTTATCGTCACCTCCCGGATACCGTCCGGGATGGCCTGCCAGCCGAACAGGCAAGGTTCGGTATCCGACGACGTGGTGATTTTCTTCTTGCCGCCAGGACGTTCCACGCCGAGTTTCTTCCAGTGGATCAGCGAGCCATTGCGCAGGTACGGAAACACGATGTTCTGCCCGTCCTCGGCGATCTTGAACGCCTTGATGGTCTCCTCGGTCAGTCCACGGCCCTTCAGGTACGCCATCACCACCGAGTCCACCTTCGGCGTCGAGCACCTTGGCTTGTCCGGTCGCTGGTATGACTTCCGGCTCTCGACCGGCCGGATGAGCTTGGGCTCCTGCACGCCGAGGTAGCCCCTCGCTTCGCTCAGCGCCGTCGCCATGTCGCAGTTGCGCGCCAGCCGCCAGAGGTCCAGCAGGTCGCCAGACTCACCGGTGGCGAAGTCGCACCACACGCCAGCCTTCTCGCCGACGAGGTGAACCCCCAGACTCTTGCCCTTCTCGCCCGAGGCGTCGCCAGCACGCCACTCGGCGCCCTCCCGCTTGCCGCCAGGCAGCAGGTGCCGTGCAACATCGGCAGCGCGATCAGCGAGGCGCTTGGAAATATCCGACGGGGTCAGCATGCGCCCTCCCCGTCCGGCAAACGCTCAAGGGTGCTGAAGTCGTGGGTCCGAGTGGACAGCACCGTGTCCGTCATCTGCGGATGCCAGAACTCGTGATCCTCGAGCTGGTAGCCCCGTGGCGGGGTGAACGGGTAGCGCTTGCCGCCAGAGCCGGAAGGCCCCCTGGGAGCGCCATGCTCACCGACGTACTCCCGCCAGTGATCGTTCGGGCCAATGAACGTCTCCGGCAGCTTGACGAACTCCGTCCCGACGTTGCCCTTGCCGGCCATCTCGGCGTGATAGTTCTTCGCCGCCTGGATCAGGTCTTCGACCGTGGCGCCAGCACGCAGCCGAGCCTTCCACGCCTTCCACGCCGGTTTCTTCGCGCCGGACCGGTGCCGGCGAGGGTACTCCGACCAGAAACGGTTGAAGTCCTCGCTGTACTCGGATCGTTCCTCGGCGGGTGGTTTCTCCCCACTGGCAAGGTCGTCGCTCGCTGTCGTCGATTCGTCAGAGTCGACAAGAGTCTCTTGATCTTCTTCAGGATTCAGGTAATCAGGATTCAGAGAATCAGGAATCAGGGCGTTATGGGTTGGTGCATCCACAGTGTCCGACTGCGGCTGCTCTGGTGTTTTAACTGTTAAAACACTGTTATTGGCGCCCACACAGGCGCCGGTATCCGCATGCACCAACCGTTGCTTACCGGGAACAACCTTCCCCCGGGCACGCTCATTCACGGTTAGATAACCATTGCAGTCAGGTAGTTCGCTGTCCTTCTCGGTGCTATGCGGAGACTGGTGACGAGTGAAGTTCGGTAGCGAGATCACCGAGAAACCAGCAACCTCGTACCGCTCGATGAATCCCTTGTCCAAGAGATTGGCCAGGCCGATCTCCACGTCATAGTTATCCCCGGGGAACAGTTCGATCTTGATCCGACGCGGCCGGTATTCCAGCCGCCCCTCCCTATCAGCCAGACACCACAGACCGATGAACAGCAGGCGGTCGAATGGATTCAGGTCGGCCAGATCCTCGTTCTTGAAGAACGAGGGCTTGATGTTGCGGGCGCGAGCCATTACTTCTCCTCCGAACTGCTGAGCAACTTCTCCATGAGCCGCTCAGCCAATACTTCATCGATATCTTCCGGGCGCCAGCCGCACAGCCGCTTCACCAACACCATCAGGGCGAAGCGCGCCTTGATGATCTCGAACTGGATATCGGCGATGTTTAGGGCAACCTCGGCTACTACAGGGGGATCGAACTGGCCCAGCAGCTCGAAGGCAGTGTCGATTGAGCACCAGATCTTGTAGGCAACCTGGTCGCTGCCGAACTGCTCGAAGGACTGCTCGTTGAGCATCACGGGATCGGACTGGTGGGCGACCTTGCTCATGCCAAGCCCTCCCTCTCCAGGCGCTGCACCAGCGTCCGCAGCCTGCGCTTGAGGCGGGTGGTCAGATCGCGCTGAGCCTTCCAGCGCCGGTACGCCGGGCCGGTGAACTCCAGCACCGGGGCGAACTTCTCGTCGTACGGGTCAATGCGCCGGCGGTCGTCACCATACGGGCGGCCATATGCTGCGAAATAGGTGGTGTACAGCGTATTCAGCTCGCGGCGCAGCGCATTCCGCTTGGTCTCCGCCAGTTGATACTCAACCGCCGCCTCGGCGATCTGGATGAGTTGCTGCTGCTCGTCGGGCAACTTGATCATGCTTTTGCTCCAGAGGCGCCGAACAAGGTCGCCAGATCGATTTGATAAACGGCTGCCCAAGCTCCCGCAGGCCACGCCTTAACTTCGCCAAAACGGCGGTCGGGGACGATCTCGGGCTGAACGCCATTGGCCTTGCACCACTTGCGCAGGTGGACATAGGCGTTGAACGGGTACTTGGTGCCGGTGGCGTTCTCGACGGCGGTGACCGTGGCGTAGCGGGTGCCGTGTCCCAACTCGTCGTTCAGGCGCTTGACCTGGCGGATGGCGACGGATGCAGCGGCCATGGCCTGCGCTTCGCGGCGGCTGCCGATTTGCGCCTTGGTCTTGACGGCATGGTCACGTTCGGCAGCGAGTTGCTTGTTCTCGCCGATCAGCGCCAACTGACGTTCGACTGCCCCTTGGAGCGCCAGCAAGGCGCCCTCATGGCTCGAAACGTCCGGAAGGGCTTTCAACCTCTCCTCGAGCGCCGTCATGTGATCGAAGACGGCAGCCTGTAGGTCGTAGCTGTACGACATAGCCATCAGGCACGCTTCGCGCTTGGGGAAGCGATAGCCGCGGCGAGGCCGGCCATAGCTGTCGGGGAGATCGGCGGAATTTTCCGCCGATCTTTCCCCAAGCACTACCGGCACCTTCTCCAGGAAGTCCTTGTGCTCCAGCTTGGCGAACCCCTTGGACGGGAACGGTTGCCCGGCCTGCTCGGCCTGCTGCTTGCGATGGGCGTTGATGAAATCGACCAACTCCACACTGGTCATGGTGGCGGCCTGGCCGCCAATTGAGGTCAGGCCAGTCATGCCGGCACCTCTAGCTCGGTCAGCAGTTGGATCAAGTCTTCGCCAGCCAACCTGGCGATGGTGATAATCGACAGATGGATCGCATCCACCTGGTCGGCGGTCAGGCGCGGGCCCGGCTCGCAACCTTGGAAAGCCAAGTCTTCGCGAACTGCGGTAGCCAAGTCCTGGATGGCGCCGATATAGCTGTAGAGCTGGTCACCGAGTGCTTTCGCTCCAATGCGCCTAGTCATTGGCCACCTCCCTACCCTCCAGGGCAGCACGGACCAGGGCAGTGGCTGTCTCGGCCGCATGAAGAAGTAGGACTACGCGACGACTAACACTCGGCTCGTCGAGGATGTCGAGGAGCCCGCCTTGAATCGCGTCGAGCAGGCCGACTGCGCTGTCCAGTGCGAGGTCGGCATCAATGTCATCCATCACGCACAGGACATTCGTTTTCTGATCTCCCGTCGAAAGATCGACCGGCGCAGTCGCCCGGAAGCTGATACCCATAGTGGCCCTCATTGCTGAGCCTCCTTCTGCCGGTTGATTCGCTCAGAACAGACCTGTTCGAACTCCGCCAACTGGAAGATGGCACCGCCAACCTCCTCCAAGAACCAGCCAAGACGCTCGGCGGTTTCCTGGCCGATCTCGCCTTCAGCACTGGTAAGCGCCAGCAGTTTCCCGACTGCGGCGACACCAAGCGCCATGTTCTGAGCAGCATTCCGAGCCGACCCCAGATCCGACTTGATGGAGAGAATCTGTTTATCGGTCAGGTCTTCGCCCGGGACCCGGGAGCACAGATTGCTGAGCAGCGTCGAGAGGTTCATTGGCGGCGCTCCTTTGCATTGAGCGCAGCGGCGATTTCCGCCTCCTCCGCGGGCAGAGGGATGGCGGCATCCACCAGCGCCTTTGCCGCATCACTCAGGTACGCCAGCGCGTGGTAGCCATTGCCATCCATGGGGCTACCCTCGACGAGGGAGATGAGGATGTCGCTGAGTCCGGCCAGAATGACGCTGGCCTCGTCCAAGGCTTCCCGCTTGGAAAGTCCGGGGTTGACCTTGAAGAAGCTGTTCTCCGGGTCAATAGGGCGAGCTCTCAGAAGCGCGTTCATGCAGCACCTCCCGTAGCATCAAGGCCGCGCACGCAGCTACTGTGCATAGCCGCCACCACCTCAGTGAGCAGCGCGATAGCTTCCGCCTCGGAGTCGCTCATACGGTGATCGATATCCCTGGCCATGCGCCTGAGCAAAGCGCAGAGAGCGTTGAGCGACTCCTCGTAACGTTGCATTACCTCTGCGATGGGAACCCCCTCGCAGACCTGGAGCGCACAGAGCCCGCTGGGGGTCAGGAGAAATCCGACCTCCTCAGTGGTCACTGGCTGTTGCGCCTGACTTGACGTTTTGATATTTTTGAGTTGCATGTTGATGTCTCCCTTGAGACAAAGAAGTACCTAGGCAGTCGCGCCAACGACTACCGACTAAGGGCCTCGCGAAAGCGGGGCCTTTTGCTTTCCGGCGTTTGAGTCAGCCGGGCCGCAAAGTGGCGCCAGGACACTCCGTGCTATCGTTTTGCTTCCACACGAAACGGGCTCGGAGGCCTGGCATGAACTGGTTGAAAGAAGCCTTCAGGCGCTGGAAGGCAAAGCATTGGGATAAGGAGTACTTCCCAGAAGGCCGGGGCGGAATAACGCCGCTGCGGGTCTTCTGGGAAAAAAGGCGCGAATCAATCATGACGCTCGCCCTCTGGCTGATTGCCCTGATCGCCGGGGCGCTGATCCTGAGCATCGTTGGCCTTGGCTGACTCGATCTCGTGCAGCCGCTTTATGGCGCGATTCAGGAAATCCAGACGGTCCTGGTAGCTGTCCATGCCTCGGGGAAAGTGCACGTAAGGCGCATCTGCATCTGGGTAGAAGCGGTCATCCAGTGCCTTGTTGCGCCCAGCGCTGTAGCCAAACTCATGGCAAAGGAGCGCGATCCCGCCGGCAGCACCCACCGTCGCGATGATCGGCGTCAGCTCGATGTGATAGCCGCCGATAGAATGGAGGATCACACCAGCGGTACAGATAACGGCCACCGCAATCAGTCCAGCCAGAATCACGAAGACGTTTCGGATCATTGCTCCGCCCCCATACTGGATGCCTGCACAGCAGCATCAGCGCACTGCCCGAGGCGGGATTCGGACGGCAGAATGGGCTCAAGGTCGGCGGAGCGCTCTACCTGATCCGGGAAGACAGTGCTGAGCGAGCAGCGCACACCGAGACGCTCCAGGGCGTGGACGATTCGCCTGCATCCACTCAAGCTGGGAACCCTTCGACCAGACTCGTAGTGCGCAATGGCTCCCTGCGTCACGCGCATCTCTTTCGCCAGCGCACGCTGGGTGATTTTTGCTGAAAGCCTGAGCGACTTGAGGTTGTTCATTGGCGGTCTCCTGCACACTGCGGGAACATTACGATAAGTAATCGTCAGCAGCAAGAGATTATTACGAAACGTGAGTTGAACTATCGATTACAGAGCGTACTTTTGCCTCATGAACACATGGATTGAAGCGGCAAAAAAACGAATGCGGGACATGGGTATCACCCAGTCGGTCTTGGCTGAGCGCCTTGGCGTTACCCAAGGGGCGGTAGCGCACTGGCTCAGTGGAAGGCGTTCACCTGATGTCCCAACGCTCGAGCGCATCCTAAAGGCTCTGGACCTTGCTCCGCTTGGGATAAGGCTGGTTGCAGTAGACGATGCCTTCGACGGCCAAAGCAATGTAGCCCCCATGCTGCAGCCAAGTCGCAAACCCAGGAGCTACCCCTTAATTAGTTGGGTAGCGGCTGGAGAGAGGGCGGAGTCGCCTGATATTTTTGCCCCTGGACAGGGCGAAGAAATGATCGAGTCCACGGAAAACGCAGGTGAAAATGGTTACTGGTTGACCGTGAAAGGAAAGTCAATGGTTTCGGATGGGTACCCAAGCTTTCCTCCGGGCATGGCCATCCTCATCAGACCTGAAGGTTTCGAGTTGGTAAGCGGTAAGTTTTACGTAGCCAAGCATAGGGATGGCGAAACGACATTCAAGCAATACATCTATGATGCAGGCACTAGGTACCTGTCCCCTCTAAATCCTGCTTACAAGCTCATCGAGATGGACGATGACTGGGCCATAATTGGCCGAGTCGTTGACGCAAAACTGATTGGCCTATAGACCGATCCGCATACCCTCCTCGCATCACAAGCCCGCAACCTAGCGGGCTTTTTCACATCTGTAATATCTTAGATTACGAAAAGTATTGCGCTCATCGATTACATATCGTAATGTTCGTTCATTGATCGTTTCCGCCGGGAGCATTGCAATGAACATGGACACCACCATCACCGCACACGGCTTCACCGGCTTCCTCGGCAAAGGCCTGTCCCTGCGTGAGCTTCAGTGCGTCCTGGGCATCGCTGCGGGTCGTACCTCGAAGGAGCTGGCCCGCGACCTGGGCATGCAGCCGGGTACGGTGGGTAAGCGCGTTCTGGCAGCGACCACCAAACTCGGCGTCACCCGCCGTGCCGCCCTGGTGGCCGAGGCTATGCGCCGCGGGCTTATCTCACCCGCCGTGATCGCCCTCGCCTTCCTGGTCGCCGGTCAGCCACTGCTCAACGATGACCACATGTTGCGCAGCCGTCGGGGTGGGGAGCGTCGGATTGAGTTTCGAGTGGCTGCGCGCCGAGTTGAAACCTGGCTGACCGCATAAGGAGATCGTCATGGACAAGCTCGAAATCGAATACGCCCTAGCCAAGCAGGTTCCCGACATGGCTCGCGGCTTCACCATCGCGACCAGCTATGGTGAGCTTCACGTCGGCGCCGTTGACGCCCCTGTCGTGATGAAGGTGGTCCGCGATCTACTCGAGAGTGAGCTCGAGCGGGCCAAGGCGCACGAGCGGCAGGAGGCCGACCCGGAGCAACCAAGCACCACGCCATACCCGCGCGAGCCCGGCGTATCGATCTTCGACGTGATCACGCGCACGGCCCCTGGCATTCGCGACTGAGAGTAAGGAGAACGAGATGAACCTGATCAGTTACAGCTTCAAAGACCGCCCCGTGCGGGTGGTAACGGATGAGAACGGCGAGCCGTGGTTCGTTGGGAAGGACGTGTGCGAGCTGTTGGGCTACACCAACCAGAACGACGCCATGAACCGCCATTGCAAGGGTGTCGTGAAACGCTACCCCCTTGCCACGGCGGGCGGCACGCAAGAGATGCGCGTCCTCTCCGAGCCCGACACCCTCCGGCTGATCGTCAACAGCCAGTTGCCGGCAGCCCAGGAGTTCGAGCGCTGGGTGTTCGAGGACGTGCTGCCCTCGATCCGCCGCACCGGCAGCTACTCCATCGGCCATCAGCAAGCGCCAGCCCTCACCAGCGATGCATGCCAGATCATCGAGTCGATGAGCCGCACGCTGAACCTCGCCCCCTCGGCAACGCTCGGCATGTACCAGCGGCTCGGCGCGAAGGTCGGTCATGCCGATCTGCTCCCGGCCTACACGGTGGATAGCCCTGACCAGGACGGCACCAGCCACGTAACCGCAGCCCTCTCCGACCTGCTGCGCTCACATGAAGTCCAGGCATCCGCGCGCCAGGTCTACAAGCTCATGGAGGCGGCTGGGCTGGTTGAGCGCCTAAGCCGCCCAAGCAGCAAGGGCAACGGCATGAGGGAGTTCTGGGCGCTGACTGAGAAAGGGCTGGCCTTCGGCAAGAACCTCTCCAACCCGAACAACCAGCGCGAGGTCGCCGTGCACCTGTACGTCGACAGGTTCGAAGCGCTGTTGCAATGCCTGCACGGCGAGACCTTGCAGTAACAGCCTCCCCATAACCCAACCGATTTTGGCAAAGCCACAAATGCCGGCGGGCCCTTGCTCGCCCTGGAGAAACTATGAAACGAGCAACCGTTGTAACCGAACTGCCGGCCAGCACCAGCCGGGACATGGACAAGTTCGTTGTCCGACTGCCGGACGGACTGAGGGCCGAGGTGGAAGCTGAAGCCAAGCGAGACTCGCGCAGCATGAACTCCCTGATCGTCGTTGCCCTGCGCGAGTACCTGCATGGTCAGCAACAGAAGCGGGCTCTGCTCAATGCGTTGACCAAGGCAGCAGGGAGCAACTGATCATGAACTCCATCACTATCGTTCTCCGCTCGGGCATGGGCATGCAGATCGACTCGGTACGCCCATACCTGCGGAATGGTATGCCCATAGCAATCGGGCGCGCAGGCGCGGTTATCTCGCACTTTGCTGACGGGGACGCACACCTGGCGCTCCGCACCATCGCCGAGTTCCCCTGTCCCGAGCAGGACAACATGCCGGCGGCGAACATGCGGCAGATCGCGCTGGCGGCGCTGAGCGGGGCTGGGGTGAGTACGGAGCCGGGCAACCCTGGCGGCGAACCTGTTTCCGGACCAGGTAATACCGGCGAGCCCCCTGGCCCCGCGCCGAGGCCGGGTGATGACTCCCTTGGCGAAAGCCTTCGAACCCTGGAACGCTGGCTTGATCGAGTGGCAATCGAGGACGGCTATGTCAGCGTGCCGGTGATCGAGGCCGTCGAGGTGGTGGTCACCGAGATGAAGCGCCAGCAACAACCAGTCGATCCGGCCTTCTGCCGCTGCAACCACTGGTTCGCCGGGGACAGCGTCGAAGCGGCCTTCATTCGCCAGCATGGCCAGTGCCAGGACTGCGTCGAGATGGACCAGATGCTGGAGCGGGAAGTGCAGGCCGAGAACGCCAAGCGCTACCTGTGGCTGCGCAACACGGCTCTCTACGCATCGGACCTGGCCCGCGAGGTCAACCGCATGGACAAGAGCGTCGTCAACCTGTTCCCGCGGGGCAAGGACGGCAACCTCCTGGCAGAGGCTGATCTGGACGAGGCCATCGATGCTGCCATGGCGAAGCCGCCGGAAGGCGGTGACGCATGAGCATCACCCTCAAGGGCCATGCCCTCAACCAGCGCCAACTCGACGCTATCACCCCGGTGATGAACGACCTGATTCAGGGTCGGGTTGACCTGGCAAGTTTCGATGATGCCTGCGTCAAAGCCCTGGATAACGCCGGCTGCCCGCTGGGCTATGACACCAGCATGCCCGGTACCGGCAGCACCATCGAGGAGCGGGCCGCCAGATGGCTGAGTGACGGTCAAGTGGGAGCGTCTTCGCGGGCCATCCACGATCACATGCTCGGTCTGCCCATGGAACGCCACCACGCGGCCTATCCCCATGACCCGGACGACCTGAATCGCTGCCTGCTTCTGCTGAACTTGATCCCTGAATGGGCGCCACGCATCCGCGAGATGGCCCAGCACAGCCAGGAGTGGGCCGCACTGGCGAGCAGTTGGGGAAAGCTCACCAACCTTTTCCTGCAAGAAGCTGGGCTGGACTGGCAACGCAGCAGGGGAGCCCCCGAAACCTACGCGGCGATGCGATTCCTACTTGGTGATGCATGAGAAAAGCACTGACCGCTATCGCACTCGTCGCGCTATTTGGCCTGGCCACTGTTGCCGCCGGCGCTGCGCTCCAGCCGTTCAAGACCCTGTTCATCTGGGAGGTATGCCAGTGATGAGAGGCTCCGATATTCCGCCACCGCCAGGGTATCGCCCTACCCCGCTCGCCACCCTCGGCCAGCAGTTGGTCCGCCTGGGCCAGGCGATGCAGAACCCCAACACCAAGCTCGGCGAGTTGACCGAACTGGTCCAGGCCTGCGGCGTCGACCTGCGGATCTGCGACACGAACAAGGAGAGCCGGTCATGATCGGAGCACTGATCCTCTGCATCGTCTGGTGTGTGGGCGGCCTCTACGTCGGGTACATGCTCAGTTCGCTGGCCGCCGCCGAGAAGTACACCGACGAAATCCAACGCCTCAACGAAGAACTCCGCAAAGAGCGCCTGCTACGCCGCCTGAACGCACGGGAGAACGATTACCCATGACTACCCCTAACCCAGCCTCCTACTGCATGGACACGCACGAGGAGTTTATTCTCGACGAACTGCTGCCCCTGATCGTCAACCATGCAGCGAAGAACCACCACCCAGCCGACGCCGTGGCCCTGGCCTCCTTCCTCGCCCTGGGCACCATCCTGCAATCCAACGGCATGGACCGCGATTCGCTGGTGTTCGCCATCGACGCCTCGCTGCTGCCCACTCACGACCTTCCGGAAACTGTCCAATGAACCTGACCAACCAGATCACCATGACCAGCCTGGAGCTGGTGGACTTCATCAACGCCCATCGCCAGCAGCAAGCCGAGCAGGCAGGGCAGCCATTCCCTTCAGAGGATTTCCCGGAATTGACCCATGCCAACCTTCTGGCAAAGGTCCCCAAGGTCCTCGGGGAAACATCTCATTCATTTGAATGCGATCTCCCCGACAGCTACGGACGGCCCCGTCGCGGCTACCGCTTCCCCAAACGCGAAGCCTGCCTGGTCGCCATGTCCTACAGCTACGAGCTCCAGGCCGCCGTCTACGACCGCATGACTGTCCTGGAAGAGCAGTTGAAGCTGGCACCACCGCCCCAGCCGCGCCAGCTCAGCACCATCAACCGCGAGTTCAAGGCGGCGCTGGGCATCGCCAAGACCGCCGGCCTCCAGGGCAACCAGGCCATCTTCGCCGCTGACCGCGTGATCCAGCGCGAGCTTGGGTGCAGCCCCATGCGCCTGGTTGGCGTCACCTCGCTGCCCACCGAGGACAACGAGCGCACCTACACTCCGTCCGAGCTCTGTGCCAAGCTCGACGGAGCCTACAAGCCCCGGGAGCTGAACAAGCTGCTCGAGGACATGGGCCTGCAGCAGCATGTCGATCTCGGCGGTAAGCACAAGGAATGGGAACTCACCGAAGCCGGCAAGCGCCACGGCATCATGAGCGACACCGGCAAGGTACACACCACCACCGGTCAGGCTGTCTACAGCGTGCGCTGGAAAGCATCGGTGCTGGACCTGGTCCCGTCGAAGATCGTGGCAACGGTGCCGCAGCAGCCGACGGCACCAGCTCAAGGGAGCATGCAGCTGTGACGATGATGATGTGTAGTTTCTGCGGCTGCTATGAGGACAGTGTTGACAACTTCATCAGAGGGCCTGGCGGCATCCTCATCTGCAACGTATGCGTCGACCTGTGCAACGAAATTCTCCACAAACGTCTCCCCGAAGCCTACAGCTCCGAACAAGACGCCTTGGTGGCGATCATCGAAATGGAGCGCGCCAGCGCCGAAGCGAAGTTCGGGGATGCGGACAAAGCCGAGACCTGGGCAACAGTCATCGCTGCCCGCAAAGGATTGAGGGCAGGAAGGGCGAAGGCGGCACGCAACGAAGAGGAGATAGGGAATGGGAAGCTCGACTAGCCCCGTATCCGAGTTCCTGTCCGAAGAGGAAGTCGCTGAGCTGACTGGGCGCGAGTACCCGAGCAAGCAGATCGAGTGGCTGAACAGGTCCGGATGGAAGTACGCCGTGACCGCGGCGAACCGCCCGATAGTTGGGCGCGTATATGCCCGCCTGAAGCTGGCCGGCGTGAAGCCGACGATAGCTGCCGCCGAGGAGTGGAGTTTGGACCTGTCGAAGGTGAGCTAA